GGAGCGACGTTTTCGCCACTGACGACGTGCTGGTCGAGTACAGAGACGGCAGCAAAAAGCTGGCGCCCTTCGTCGCTCCCCGCAAGGGCGGCGTGACCATCCTGCGCAACGGCTACCACATGGAGAGATACACTCCTCCTTTTGTGGCTCCCAAGCGCTCCCTCTCCGCTGACGACCTGAAGAAGCGCGGCTTCGGCGAGGCCCTCTACACGCAGCTCACTCCTGAGCAGCGCCAGCAGACCCTCATCCTGAAGGACGCCGACGAGCTGGGCGAGTTTATCACCCGCCGCGAGGAGGCTATGGCCGCTGAGACCATGCTGACCAACGGCTGCATCATGAAGCACATCGCCGACGACGCTGACGAGAGCGACGAGATGGAGATCCGCTTCTACTCCGAAGGCAGCAACCCCGCAACCTACGCACCTACGACCAAGTGGGACGCCGCCGGCGCGAAGATCCTCGCCGACCTCGGCGTGATGGCTCGTATGCTGACCAGCAAGGGCCTCCGCGCGACCGACCTGATCTGCTCCCCTGACGTGGCCGACACCATCGTCAACAATGAGGTCATCCAGAAGCTGCTCGACAACAAGCGCTACGAGCTCGGCATGGTCGAGCCCGAGGTGCTGCCTGCCGGTGCTGCTGTCATGGCTCGCCTGAACGTCAACGGCCGCATCATCAGCGTGATCTCCTACGACGAGACCTACACTGACGACGCCGGCAAGGATCAGCTCTACATCCCTTCTGGCAAGTGCATCCTGACCGCGCCTGCCTGCGGCCGCACTCTGTACGGCGCCGTCACTCAGGTGGAGCAGGCCGACGGCGAGTTCCACACCTACGCCGGCCGCCGCGTGCCGAAGTATCTGTCCAACGCTGAGGGCAACACCCGCAGCCTGACGATCTCCAGCCGCCCGCTGCTGATCCCCAACAACAAGAACCCGTTCATCGTTGCGGACGTCCTGACTCAGGGCTAAGCGCAGCAGAAAGGAGCAGACCATGATCCAGATCATCGCGGGCACCTTCGGCTACTATAACGGCCGCAAGGTAGTCCCCATCACCAATCAGGACGGCCCCAAACAGTTCGACCCCGAGCTGGAGGCCCGTCTGGTCAAGGAAGGCGTCGCCAAGTACGTCGACGCAGCACCCGCTCAGGCCGAGGATCCCAACACGCCCGACCCGGCCGGCGCCAATGCGCCGCAGGATCCCGGCCAGCCCGGAGGAGGCACCGAGCCCCCTTCGGACGGCCTGCCTGAGTACAACGAGGACATGAAGCTCGACGAGCTGAAGGACATCGCCGCAGCCTACGGCATCGACGCCTCTGCCATGCGCAAGAAGGCCGACGTCATCGCTGCCATCGAGGCGGCCAAGGCCGGCCAGACTGACGACGACGGCACCGACGACGAGGAGCCCCCTCAGTTCGGCGCTGCTGATCCCGTCTGATGGCCTTCAGCTTCAAGGAGATGGTCGCCAACGACCGGCGCCGCGTTTTCCTCGATCTCTCTGAGTTCGGGGAGGAGCACAGAGTCGAAGGCAAGACCATCGCGGCTGTACTCGATGACAATGCCCTGCGAGAACGCCAAGGGGGGCAAGAGCTGAGCGTGGCAGAGTCCTCTCTGCTGCTTTATGCAGCAGTCGAGGATCTGCCCGCCCGGCGCCCGGCGGGCGAGGGTCTAAACGTCGACGGCCGCGAGTACATCGTCAACGACTGGAGCGAGGACATGGGGATCGCAACCGTGGCTCTCGGCCAGACCGTGACCATGTAGGAGGTGCTGCACCGTGTCCATCGTCAATAGCATCGAGACCGTCCGGGGCTGGCTGAATACCGAGGTATGCCCTCTGGTAAAGCTGAAGCTCCCCGACGACAACGCCACAGACGCCTCCTACCCCTACAAGCTGGTGAACCCGGCCGCCTTTTCCCTGTTCGTCCCGTCCAAGGACAGGACGCCCCCAAAGGTCGCGGCGCCGATCCCTTCGGTCTGCGTCCAGCTCGCTCAGGGGGAGGATGACCTGATCGAACACACCCGCGGCATCAAGATCCGGCTCTGCTTTTCTGCATGGGATCCCGGCTACCACGGGCCCGACATCTATATACCGCAGGGCAACGGCAGCGGCACCTATATCCAGCAATACAACAGCGAGGCGGCCGACTTCTTCCAGAAGAACGGCGAGGGCTGGCGTGACGCATGGAATTTTGTGGACACGGCGCTCAGACTGATCGAAAACGCCGAGTACATCGGAGACCTGCGCGTCATCAAAGAGCTCGGCATCACCTTCGGCCCCGTCGCTGAGCAGGACGCTGTACCTGACTTTTATCCCTACTGGTTTGCGTGGGCTGAGTTCTCCGTCGAGGAGACCCTCACCCGGCACGCCAAAGACTACGACCATCTGCTTTAAGGCAGCCGAGCCCTCGGCTGTCTAATTTTATGCAAAGGAGGACAAGCACATGGCAAATGAGTACCTCTACGGCGCCTACGGCCACATCGGCGAGACCGTGGCACAGAGCGCCGTGCAGGCGGGCACCACGCCGATCTATATCGGCACCGCACCCGTCAACCTCGTGCGCGGCTTCGACAAGGCCGGCGTCATCAACGAGCCCGTGAAGATCAGCAACCTGATCGACGCGCAGAAAAAGCTCGGGTATGCAGCCGACTGGGGCACCTTCACCCTCTGCGAAGTCATGAACGCGCACTTCAACAACACCATCGGCAACATCGGCCCCATCTACGTCATCAACGTGCTGGATCCCGCTGCCGGCAAGCACAGAAAGGAGGCGCAGACGACCGCGCCCCTGAGCTTCGCAGGCGGCCGCGCTGAGTTCGCCAGCTCCACCATCATTCTCGACACCCTGACCATCGCCAAAGCCGGCGACAGTGCCGGCAACTACGTCGAGGGCGAGGACTACGCTGTGGACTACAACTTCACTAAGGGCACGGTCATCATCACCAGCCTGAAGGGGGACGCGCAGCTCACCGGCAACCTGACGGCCAGTTTCTACGAGATCGACGACTCTCTGGTAGAGGACGCCGACATCATCGGCGGCGTCACCGCCTCCGGCGAGTATAGCGGCCTCAGCTCCATCGCACTGCTCTACCCCGAGCAGTACGCAGTCGTCAACCTAATCGTCGCACCCGGCTGGAGCCACAGCCCTGCGGTCTACAACGCTATGATCGCGGCCAGCCAGAAGATCAACGGCCACTGGGACGCCTTCGTCCTCGCCGACCTGCCTCTGGTAGACGGCGAAGCGCAGGCCGTCGACACCATCGAGAAGGCGATCGCATGGAAGAAGAACAACGCCTTCAACAGCGAGCGCTCGAAGGTATTCTGGCCGCAGGCCACCGACAACCTCGGCAACAACTACCACCTCAGCACGCTGGCAGCAGTCGAGCTCATGCGTGCCGACTTCAGCCACAACAGCGTCCCGATGGAGACCTGCGGCAACAAGGCCGTGCCGGTCATCAAGCAGTATTTTGGAGCCAACGCCAAGAACCGCGGCTTCGACCAGCAGACCGGCAAGGAGCTCACGCAGAAGGGCATCAGCACCGTCGTGGCGTGGGCTGGTGAGTGGGTGCTGTGGGGCGACCACACCGCTGCATACACCTACGGCGCCGAAGTAGACCCCCGTGCCATCTTCGACGTCTCCATGCGTATGCTCATGCACATCACCAACAGTTTCCAGCGTGAATGGAGCCCGAAGATCGACGAGCCCATGACCAGAGCGCTGAAGGATCAGATCATCAACCGCGAGCAGGAGAAGCTCGACGGCTACGTCAGCATGGGCGCCCTGATCGGCGAGCCGAAGATCCTGTTCCTCGAGAGCGAAAACAGCACCACCGACATCATGAACGGCGACTTCAGGTGGGACATCAACGTCACCCCGACGCCTCCGCTCAAGAGTGCCAGCGTCTACGTCGCATACACCGACGCCGGCTTCTCCGTCTACTACGAAGGAGGTGAGGAGTAATGGCATGGATCGACCTCAACGGCCCCGTACTGGCTGACACTGTGTACGACGCGGGCAAACTGGTCGCTAAGGACGTGACCATCACGCTGCCGGCCATCAATCTCCTGACTGCTGACTTCAAGGCGATGGGCACCCTGACGCTGCCGATCATCGGCCAGATCGAGGCTATGGAGGCGACCGTCAACAAGGTCGGCACCGACATGGGCCTGCGCTCTATGGCCTCTCTCGACAGCAGGACGCTCGAGTTCCGCTGGGTGCAGGACGTCAAGAAGGCAGACGGATCCACCAAGACCGTCGGCTGCAAGGCGTTTCTCCGCGTCGTGACCAAGACGATCCCCGGCCTGTCCGTGGATCCCGGCAGCCAGAGCGAGAACGAGCTGGGCTACGCGGTCAGCCGCTACCAGCTTTTCGTCGACGGGACGGAATACTGGCTGATCGACCAGCTCAACCAGATCCTCCGCGTCGGCGGCAAGGACTACTACAAGCAGATCCGCAGCCTGCTGTAACAGACAGGGCCGCCCCTCTCCGGGGCGGCTCTTATTTTCGGAAAGGAGTACCCCATGAAGAACAAGATCACACTCAGCAACCCGCTGACCATCAACAACAAGAAGCGCACGGAGCTGACCTATGACGCGAATGAGATCACCGCGCAAATGTTCGCGGAGGCCGACTCCCGCAAGCTGACCGCCAGTGGATCCAAGAACGGCAACGCGGCCGGCGCGGCCGAGCTGGACTATGGTCTGCACCTCTACCTCGGCTTCGAGGCCATCATCGCCGTCAACCCCGAGATCGACATGAGCGACCTCGAGCGCGTCCACGGCTATGACGTCATGCAGATCATGAGGATCGGCCGGGATTTTATTTCCGGGAGGTCGGAGGAACCCTCCAGCCAAAACAGCTCCGGCGAGCAATCCGAGACTACGCCCGAGCCTTCCACACCTCAGTCCGAGACATCGGAGAGCGAAGGCTGACCGACTTCCTGACGGAATACGGCGAGGCCGTGGAAGAAGCCAAGCAACAGGCGAAGCGCCACCCGGCGCCGACCATTAAAAAGCCGCACATCAGGAGGAGGTGACACACATGGCAGGAAAAGGGAAAGAGCTTCAGGCGGTCGTCAATCTGGCCGGCAGCATCGACCCCTCACTCGGGAAGGCGATCGAGTCCGCGCAGAAAAAGATCAGTGGCCTGAACGTGAAAGCTCTCGCCGTGGGTGCCGCCGTCGGCGGCATCGCGGTCGCCACTGGCAAGGCCGTGGTGGAGGCCGGCAAGTACCTGAAGGATCTCGGCAGCCAGTTCGACGGAGCAGCCGACGCCATCCGCATCGGCACCGGCGCGACCGGCGACGCTCTGGATGGGCTGCTCGATGACTTCGACGAGGTCTACAAGAGCGTGCCGACCACTATGGAGGACGCCAGCAAAGCCATCGCGGACTACAACACCCGGCTCGGCCTGACCGGCCCGCAGCTTCAGGAGATCTCCAAGCAGGCGCTCCAAGTGAGCGATATGCTGGGGGACGACCTCGGCGGCGTGATCGAGGAGTCGAGCCAAGCCTTCCAACAGTGGAACATCGACGCCGACAACATGGGCGGCGCGATGGACTACATCTTCAAGGTCAGCCAGAGCACCGGCATGGGCTTCACTGACCTTATGAGCAATATGCAGAAGTTCGGCCCACAGCTTCAGGAGATGGGCTATTCCTTCGAGACAGCGAGCGCCCTCATGGGCCAGCTCGACAAGGCCGGCGTCAACACTGAGGAAGTCCTCAGCGCCATGAAAAAGAGCGTCGGCGCACTGGCGAAGGAAGGCATCAGCGCGAGCGATGGGCTGGCTATGTACTACGAGCAGATCAAGAACGCAGGCACGGCCGCAGAGGCCGCAAGCATCGCGTCGGAGATCTTCGGTACCAAG